TTAAGGGATTACTGGACTAACTCGACAACAACAGGAACACCACGGATGTACAGCACGGATACAGCCACAACATCAGGAACTACGATAACTTTAGCTCCAACGCCAAGTGCTACGCTTGCTTATGAAGTTGAATACGTTGCTCCAGAAACAGGGTTAAGTTCAAGTAATGCAAACAGTTGGATAGATACAAATGCTCCTGCTGTTTTATTAGCAGCATCTCTTTATGAAGCTTCTGCTTTTACTAAGGCAGGGGAAACATTAAGCTTATATAAAACACAATTTGACGAAGCGGTGCAATTGTTTGTACAAGAGATGCAGAGAGTTTACACAGCGGAATATAATGGAGGTATTTAAATGTCAATAACACAAGCAATGTGCACACAATTTAAAAGGGATGTTATGCTAGGTGTTCACGATCTAGATACGCATACTATAAAAATAGCACTTTATACAAGTTCAGCAAGTTTAGGTGCATCAACGACAGCTTATACTACAAGCAATGAAGTTGCTAATGGCAATGGATATACAACAGGAGGTGTGACACTTGCGAATGCCTCTGTAATAACAAACAGCACGAGTGGTTGTTTTGATGCCGATGATCCAAGTTGGACTTCGGCAACTTTTACTGCAAATGGAGCATTAATATATAATGATTCAGCTAGCAGCAATGAAGCAATAGCAGTTCTGGCTTTTGGAGGTGATTTCTCTGTTGCAGGAGGGACATTTAAAATTGTTTTTCCTGCTCAAACTGCAAGTAACGCAATAGTAAGGATAGACTAATATGACTAGCACCTATGTAAATAATCTTAGACTAAATGAGATGGGGACAGGTGATGCCTCTGGTACATGGGGTACAGTCACCAATACAAACTTAACTTTAATTGCTGATGCTTTAGGATATCAATCCAAAACAGTTGCTAGTGCATCAACAGACACCTTAACAATCCCAGACGGTACAGAGACAGATAATGAGGCAATCAGTCTTTATGTAAAACTAACTGGTGGAGATCAAGCTTGTACTATTACAGTTGGACCAAACACAGTTAAAAAGCTCTGGATTATAGAAAACGCAACGAGCCAAGTTATTACATTAACGCAAGGCAGTGGAGCAAATGTTATTCTTGCTGCAGGTGTTACCAAGATGATTTACGCTGACGGTGCAGGGGCAGGTGCTGCATTAACAGACGCTTTAGTTGGATTAGAAGTTGGCACAACACTTTATGTTAAAAATGCAGGAACAGGTGACGATAGCACGGCACAGTTGTTTTTACAGACAGCGGAATCAGATATTCAAGCAAATGACGTTCTAGGTAAAATAAACTTTCAAGCTCCGAATGAAGGGACAGGTACAGACGCTATTTTAGTGGCAGCAGCTATTCAAGCGAAGTCGGAAGGTGACTTTAGTTCGTCAAGCAATGCCACCAGTTTAGAATTTATGACAGGAGCTTCAGAAGCAGCAACATCAAAATTTGTCATAGCTTCTGACGGTTCTTTATCAACTCCAACAGCAGGAACATCTAATGTAAGGTTTGGTGTTAACGCAGGTAATTCTATAGCTAGTGGTGGTAATTATAATGTTACCATTGGTGACGAAGCAGGTACAGCTTTGACTACAGGGGATAGTAATGTGGCTGTGGGTTTTGAAGCACTCAAAACTGAAGATGCTCATGGTTTCAATACTGCTGTAGGTTATCAAGCTTTAAAAACTTTAAATGCAGGAGAAGATGGTTACAACACTGCTATCGGTTATATTTCTGGAACAGCTTTGACTACAGGTGTAGCAAATAACATAATTGGTGGTTTAGCAGGTGATTCTCTTACTACAGGTTCGTATAATCAAGTTATGGGAGTTGCTGCATTAGATGCTGATACGCAGGGTAGCAGAGCAGTTGCTATTGGTCATGGTGCATTAGGTACACAAAACTTTACAACAGCCACAGATAATTACAATATCGCTATTGGTCACAATGCAGGACTGTCCGTTACTACAGGTACAGCAAATACTCTTATTGGTGGTCAAGCAGGTGATGCTTTAACAACAGGATATGACAATGTAGCACTTGGTTATAATGCTCTGTCTAGTGATGATGTAGGAGCAAGAGCTGTAGCTGTTGGTCGTGAGGCATTAAATCAACAAAACTTTTCCACAGCAACTCAATCAGTTAATGTAGCTGTTGGTTACCGTGCAGGATATAGTGTTACTACAGGAGTAGCAAACACGTTTATCGGTGGTCATGCAGGTGATGCTATTACTGATGCAGACTATAATGTAGCCATAGGTGTAAACGCTTTAAATTCAGATACATTAGGTGGCAGAAGTATAGCTATTGGCTATGAATCCTTAAATGCACAAAACTTTACAACAGCAACAAATGCTTATAATATCGCTATTGGTTATGCAGCAGGTACAGCAGTTACAACTGGTATACAAAATACGTTTATCGGTGGTCAAGCAGGAGATGCTATAACAACTGGTGGCAACAATGTAGCTGTTGGAACATATTCTTTATCAGGAGACGATTTAGGTAGCAAAAGTACAGCGATTGGGTATGGTGCTTTGATGGTCCAAAACTACGCTACTGCCACAGATAGCCATAATACAGCAGTTGGTAATTACGCAGGAGCAGCAATAAGTACAGGTACAAGTAATACTATAGTAGGAAGTAACGCAGGTGATGCTCTTACTACAGGTTCTCTAAACGTGGCGGTTGGAAATTATGCGTTAAGCAGCGAAGATGGCAACGATGGTAACGTAGCGATTGGTTATCTCGCTTTAGAAGATTTAAACGCAGGTACAACGGGTGACAACGTGGCTGTAGGTTATATCGCAGCAACGAATTTAACCACAGGAATTAGAAATACTATAGTAGGAAGCAATGCAGGTGATGCCTTAACTGATGCCGACAATAACACAGCAATCGGGAAAAATGCTTTAGGTGCAGATACTCTTGGAAGTTTGTCTACTGCTGTAGGCTACCAAGCTTTATTATCACAAAATTTTACTACAGCAACAAATGCTTATAACGCAGCTTTGGGAGTTTCAGCAGGTGCAAGTGTTTCTACAGGAATTAAAAATACCTTTTTGGGTGCAGAAGCAGGTAATAGTATTACAACAGGCTCTGAAAATATCATGATTGGTTTCAATGTTGATTCAAGTGCTGTTGGTTCTTCACATCAGTACGTTATGGGTAGTGGTATTACTGGTGGAGAAGATAACCAATTTATGTTTGGTAAGGCTAGTAACACTGTAGCTAATGAGTTTGATACTGATAATTCTTGGACGAGAAGTTCAGATGTTCGTAAAAAGAAAAACATAGAAAACTCTACACTAGGTTTAGATTTCATTAATGATTTACGTCCTGTAACTTTTGAATGGAAACCAAATAATGAGTTTCCTAAAGATTTTGTAGAGTACAGTGAAGAAAATCACATGACAACAGGCGTTACAATGCACGGTATGATTGCACAAGAAGTAAAAGCAGCATTAGATAAAGCAGATATATCTACATTTGGTGGTTGGAAGGAAGATAAAGATGGTTCTCAAAGAATATCGCAAGAAATGTTTGTATACCCATTAATAAAAGCTGTTCAAGAACTATCAAATGAAGTCAAACAACTAAAGGAGAAATTAAATGGATGAAGTAAGAACAGATGAAAAAAAGGCACAGAATCATGCAGCAATGCTTGATGGTGCAAGTGTTATTAATACCGTAATAGCTACTCACAATAAAGGCAGTGATGCAACAGATGTAGACTTTGCACATGACATGACTTACGATGAAAAGAAAGTTAGAGTGTCACGCTCAATGGGGTATCTTAAACATATGGTTGCCCTAGACGATTGGGGTAGTGAAGACATGACTAAAGTAAACGCTGCAATATCAGCAGGGGAAGCATTTGTAGGATAATGAGGGCTAAAACTACAGGAATACCGACTGAGGTTGCAGAGATCGATAAAAGGGTCGTTGCTTTGGAGACTGAGATTCATATTCAGTTTAAGGACTTGTACAATCGTATTAAGCGTATTGAAGCTTGGGCAATTGGGTCTGCTACTTCAATTATTCTTCTTTTGTTAGCAATACTTT